CGAGATTGACAATGTCGGTGAGAAATTTGTTCGCGGTCTTTTGAACGCGGACGAAGGAATTGCACAGACGACTATGCGTTTGGCGAGTGATGAAGGCCAGCGTGCGGCTCGTTTTGCGCTTCTCGACAACGCAACAAGCACCGCGATTGGCGATCAGGCGTTGTCAGAAATCACGCCGATGACCTTCTATCGTAACGTCGATCCGACAAACCCGACAAATGCTGCGATCCTCGGAACCGATCCCGATATGCTTGCACGCACTTCTGAGGTTGCGCAAGCAGCATCAGCGGCTCGTCGTTCTACCGAAGCGTTTGCTAATCCGATGACGGGCAATCGCATGATGCCGTTTATTCAAGCGGGTCTTGGGGCGGGCGTAGCGTTGAACGCCGAGAAGCTGAAAGACTTGTCGCCAGAGCAGCAAATGCTTTTGGCTGGGCTTGTCGGTGCGGCTGGTGTCGCGCCATCGGTACTTTCATCTCGCGCTGCCGTTCAGGCGTTGGCGGGTCAGACGCCAGAGTTTTTGACAAATCCGGCGTTGCTTAACCCGGCAATGGTATCGCTGGCACAGTTCGCTGGGCCAAGCGACCTTCCCCCTGTATCAGCTATGCCTAAACCTGCTGCACCCGGCGGTCTAACGCCGCAGCAGGAACAGGAATTGATGCAGTCTGAAGCGTTCCAGTACCTGAATGCGCCGGAAGAGGTCAACTACATGACTGGCGAAAGCATGGTTGGCCCCGCGCCAAGCGTGACAATTGATCTTGATCCTAAGTCAATCAAGACAATTAACCCTGACGACTTGCCGGAAGACTTTTAATGGCCAAGAAGACTAGCGTTAAAGAACAGACGTGGCGGCCACAGCCGAAAGCGAAGCGTCGCCACAAACCCGACGGGCTTCGCCACCGTAAGTCTTTGGGGCCACGCAGTAACTTGCGGACTAGCTTCTAATAATATAGATACTCTCCATGAAGTTCATGGGTATAGACCCCGGCGCGTTCGGGGCTGTTGCTATTCTGGATAAGGATAGTCGAGAACTTGTCATCATCGACATGCCCACATTGAAGGTCAAGCGCGGGCCGCGTGTTGTCAATCAGGTTGACGGCCACATGTTGGCCGATGCTTTGCGGTTACATGTAACCCCAGATACTTCTGCTCTCATAGAAAAAGTCCACGCCATGCCGGGCCAAGGCGTGTCCTCGATGTTCAGCTTCGGCCGGGCAGCGGGCATCGTAGAAGGTGTGCTTGCCGGATTGTCTGTACCTTTTGAGTTGATCCCGCCTGCGACTTGGACTAAATCTATGCGCACGTTCGGAGGGAAGGACGGTAGTCGGCAGCGGGCACAAGAGTTGTTCCCGGATTACGCCCATCTCTTCGCACGGAAAAAGGACGACGGCCGGGCTGAAGCTGCGCTTCTGGCTTGCTACGCCGCCGAGAGGGAAGAAGATGGAACACCTGTTCGAGTATCAAAAGGTCGGCGCAGACTTTCTCTGTAAGAACCCGGCCGCGTTCCTTGCCGATGAGCAGGGCCTTGGTAAGACGCTTCAAGTTATCGCAGCGTGTGATATGCTCGGCCTGACAAAGGTCGTCGTGATCTGCCCGGCTATAGCCAAGATCAACTGGCGTCGTGAGTTCGAGAAGTGGGGTACGGTAGAACGTACCGTTCTTGTCTACAGCTACGACAAACTTGTTCAATCGAAGGAGACGCGCAATGAAATCGCAAAGTTGGAGCCAGACGTTCTCGTCATTGACGAAGCGCATTATCTCAAGAACCGCACTGCTAAGCGTACAAAGTATCTATATGGTCAGTACTGTCGTGGCGATGGTCTTGTTCGTTTCGCTGATCGCGTTTGGCTTCTTAGTGGCACTCCCATTCCTAATAACGTCAGCGATTTTTGGACACATCTTAAATCAATCTGGAAGTACCCGCTAAACTTCACCGAGTTTACGACCTACTTCTGCAAGACATGGAACGGCCAGTTCGGTCTTCAAATCCTTGGCAACAAGACTGAACGCATGGCCGAGTTTAAGACCGTGCTCAAGTCGATTATGCTCCGCCGCAAGGGCGAGATCGTGCTGAAAGATTTGCCGCCCATCTGGTGGCAGGATGTGCCGGTCGAAGTCGATAACTGGAACGACCGAAAGCACATCGACGATCCACGCCAAGCTGAAGCCGTCGATATGATCCTTGCGCATTCCCTGACAAATCAGGACTTGGCTTCCGAGATTGAGAGCATCGCTCCTCACATCGCGTCACTACGTCGGCTAACTGGGGTAGCCAAATCCTCACCCATTGCCACCCAAATAGCGGGCGAGTTGGCTGATGATGCTTATAGCAAAATTGTTATATTCGCCTACCATACCGACGCGATCCAGACGCTCTACGATAAGCTGAAAGACTTTAACCCTGTCGTCGTGGCGGGCGGTATGCCGACGGCCGACCGTCAAGCGGCGATTGACAACTTCCAAACCGATCCAAAGGTGCGGGTATTCATCGGCCAGATCACGGCTTGCTCGACAGCGATTACGCTGACAGCGGCAAATCAGGTGGCGTTTGTGGAGATGGATTGGGTTCCGGCAACGAACGCACAAGCGGCCAAGCGTTGCCATCGTATCGGCCAGACAAAGCCCGTGATTGTGCGGACGTTCGGCCTTGTCAATTCTGTTGATGAGATTGTAGCTAAGACCTTAGCTAAGAAAGCCCAGATGATCTCCGAGGCTTTAGATTAAGAAGGGCCGGGGCGACTTCCAAATCCCCGGCCCTTCCTTTCACTTAGAGCAAATCGTCAAGATCGGAGATGTCAGCAGACGGACGTTCCGTGGCAGTAAACTCGTCTGCCGCTGACAACCGACCATCCATACGCGGGCCGTCGCCCACCTTCTGAAGATTGCCGAGTGAAAACGCGACCCCGTTGTTGCCGTTCACGCTGTACGCATAAGCGCGCAGCGAGGCACGGACCTTCGCACCGGGGTAAATTTCCTTGGGATCAGTAATCGGAGCAGGCTTGCCGTTCTCGCCAGCAAACTTGCTGACAACACCGGGGGCTTGCTTCGACTTGACGTTCATGAAGATCGAGCCTTCTGGATAGCCCTTCTCTTCGCCGTCGTTGCGGAAAGGCATACGGATTTTGCCGCCTTCCATCAACGATTTGGTCTTGTCTCCCCACTTCTCCTTAGCCACAGCGGCAGCCGTCGCCTTCAGTTCGGACATGTCAGTCCCATCGGGGAATACGAGGCAGCAGGAATAGACCGGCTCACTCGCGCCCGGAGGGGTTTGCGGTTCGAACACATGCGGATAGGAGATGATCGCTTCTGGCGTAATAACTTTTGACATCGGTGTTTCCTTATTCAACGGTGAAATCGTCAGCCGCCAGAGTGGCGACAGACGGACGGTTATCTGTATCAGCGACCATAGATGTGCCGGTTGATACAGCCATGACGAGCGATGTCGGCAAGTTCTTCTTGCCCACGATACGCTCGATCTGCGATGGCGACTTCAACTTCTTTTCGTAGATGTCGTCGTCATCGAGACCTTCTTCCGTGGCCCAAGCCACGAACTCATCCTCAACACGCCAGCGACGTGTCGGGCGTTTCTCGACCAGCTTGTAGCCGGGCAGCGCGTTGCCGCTTTCGAGAATATAATTTGCGTGCCGACGCAGAGACTTGATCCACTCTTCGATCAGCGGAACCTTCTCCAGATAGTCGGCAACCTCGGCCGGTGTGAGATCGTTCAGGTCTTTGACCGCGCCGAACTCGTCTTGCGCTACAGCCAGCGCGTCGTTGCGCAGGGCTGAGCAAGTGCCAGCCGCTTTGCAGAACTTGCAGTGATCGCCCGCCAGACGCGGTGCGTTCGGCTTCAGGCTCTCATGCGCTGCGTCAATCAGTTCGGTCCCAAAGTCCATGATCTCGTCGCGGCTGTAGCTATGCTGGCGCACAGGGCCGTCGGGGTGCATGGCGCGTGGTTGTACCACAATTGTGGTAACTCGGTTGACCGGAGCCTTATCGCCGATCTCAAGGATCGCGCCGAGCGCATAGTATTTAAGCTGCGCGTTGTCTTCGACTTCAACCGCGACGCCTTGGCCGTGCTTATAGTCAATGACGTAGAGCGTCCCGCTTTCCTTGCCATAGATAATGCAGTCGGCCGTGCCGAACATCGGCATAGGCGGGTCGAGTTTGTCTAGGCTGAAGCGTTTCTCATAGCGGCACAAGCTTGGTTCCAGCAGCGCCGTCGCACGGATGTGGTCGATATAGACCTGAACCGCACGGGCCATGTTGTCGTCAACCTTGTGGCCGTTGTGCTCTTCGCCAATGAAGGCGAAGGCATCTTCATGTCCATTGACTAAGCAGAACTCACCAAGTTCGTGGGCAGCAGTGCCAAGTTCAGCATAAGGCGAACTCTCATCTGGGAACGGAGCCTCGGCTGTTAGCGAACCGGGGCAATTCATGCGCCGTTTTGCATTCGACGCGCCGAACTTAGCATGTGCTGTCATTTGAAATTCTCCAGAAAGAGCCGAACTTCCAGCGGCAGTTCTAGCTGGTCCTCGTCAGACTTAGGCGAGAACTTAGCTAAGTAGCTGGCTGGTATCTTGTTGCCGCCATACCACGCGGGTTTAGTGCTCATTGTTTTCGATAACATCTGCCTCTTCCTTTAATATCTCGGCCACAAGTTCCCACTTCGGATCAACCTCGGCCAGTGAACGAAATTCTTTTACGCCATACCGTAGTCGTTCGACAACGCGGTGGCGTTCCCCAATCGCGCAGTCGCACCATGCTCTGAGATCACCGCTTCGAACGACTGCGCAATTAGGGTGGTGTTTCATTTCACAATCTCTGCTTCACGGAACCAGTGGATAACAACATCGCCCGGCTTCTTGGCTGTGTGGACGATGACTGCGGGCTTGATCTGCTTGAGACGCAGATAATCTTTATAGCTACGATACTTCTTCATTTCCGATACCTCTTCCCTTCTTTGCCCTCGGCGTTGATTGGGCAGCCTTGCGCCCATGCCGGAACTCGTGTCATGATGTCAATCATTTCGTCGAGCGAACCAAAATCATCTGGCACTTCGCAAATGATCTCATCGTGTACGGACAGGATGACGTGGTATCCTTTAATCTCCAACGCCATCATGGCCGTGGCCATCATATCGCGGGCGGTTGCCTGCACCACGTTCTCCGTCAACAGACCACCCCAGATAATCTGAGAGGTCCACTGTCGCGTCACACTATTTAGCGTATCGACTTGCGCGGTATCGCGCATTGCCCCCCAAGGCGTCTCTCGCTGAATGATGCGCGGATTGTGGTAAGTAAGCGACCGCCCGCTAGGTAAGGAGAGTGGGACCGTCCCAACACGGCCTGCTTCCTTAACCATCTCTACAAATTCTTGCTCAATGTCGCGCCAGTACTGCGCGATCATGTTGTTCTTCTCACGATAGACGGCCACGATGCGCTTGGCTTCGTCTTCGTCTACCTTGATCCCCATTGTGGCGCACTGCTCGGCGAAGCGTTTGCCGCCCATGCCGTAGCCGCAACCCAAGATCGCCATCTTGCCAACCTGCCGCTGTGCGTCAGTGACGCACCCCACGTCCACGTTGTAGATGGCTGATGCCATTTCTTTGTACACGTCTCCCCCCTTTCGGAACGTCTCAACGAGATCGTTCTGCCCTGCAACCCACGCCAAAACGCGGGCTTCAATCGCCGAATAGTCGGCGAACATAAGCCGATGGCCATCCTCGGCAACCAGCATCGAACGCAACAGATCGGAGGCAAGAACCGTACCGGCCCCATATTCCGACACATCCTCGTCCTGCTTCAACTTGGATATGATAATATCAAGTTCTGCTTGTTTCTTTTGCGGACGTGGAAAGTTCTGCGGCTGCACCAGCTTGCCGGACCAGCGGCCTGTTGCTGCGCCATGATAAACGAGAAGGCCGCGCATCCGTCCGTCGGCATTGGCCGCGTGAAGCATGGCTTCATACTTCGCGGTGCTGGACTTGGCTCCGTTCTGCCTAAGTGTCAGTACCTCACGGATCACCGGGTGCAGTCGGTCGTAAGTCAGCAGCCGGGCAACGGTCTGCTTGTCAACAGACTTGGTGGCAATCCCGTGGCTGTTAAGCCAAGCAACCAAGTCCATCCCATTTGTTGCGGCTTTGACAGAACCCTTCGTAAGTCTTTGAATTTCCGCATCAATTTCTACGCTGGCATTTTCAGCCAACGCCTTGACGCGGTGCACAAGATCGACATCCAGCTTCACGCCCCGGTCGTTGACGCGCTGATCGAGTTGGTAAAGACGACGCTCACTATCGGGCATTGCGTGCAGTGTCTCGGCGACGGATAGTTCCGTTCGCACGTCCTGTTGGCAATAAGCGATAAGCTGTTCAACTTTGTCCTTCGTGTTCCACCATGTGTAGGTTCCGTCGGCGTTCACCTTACGCGGCCGTGCCATCCGGAGCATAAGGGCCGCACCCGTCTTGTCCTTCTGTTCTTCAACGCCAAGGACGGCGGCAGCTTGACCCAATGCACGGGGCAACCCCATCGCGCTGGCCTGCGCCATTGTGCAACGCCATTGCTTAATCTTGGTGCGGGGCCATTGATAGCGGCCGACCATGATCTCGTTCCAGATCGTGCGTTCGAAGTTGGCGTTCCATGCCGAGAGCAATCCGCCTTCGACGATCCAATCTTCGAGGCGTGTATCCATCTCGTCGCCCGGAACCCACACCTGTACGTCATCCGACCACGGCGCTTTGTACGCCATGCACCAGATGTCAGTCGATGGATCAGAGGCGTACTTATAGACACCCGTCTTGCGGAGATCGACGGCGCTGCGCGTCTCGAAGTCGATGCTCACTACCATGTTCGTTCCCTCTTTTTCGTCGGTGTCACGTTTGCTTTCCCCGTAGCTGGCACAAGTCGCATAGGCTCGTCAACAAAAAAAATCGCTTGCATTCGATATTCAACCTGTGCCACCCAAAGCGGGCAGTAGAAATGTAAGGGAGATTATGGCTCATAGAATTAACGAATGGACGCCCCAAGAGGACGCCAAACTTGCGGAACTTTACGCGGCTAACTTGATGCCCGGACAAATTGCACGGGCGCTTGGCCGCACAGTGAACGCGGTTGATAGTCGGCGTAGAAAGATAGGGCTGAAGCGAGACTTTGTTGTTAAGAAAACTCCACCGCCAGATGATCTGGCAGAGAGGGTGAAGACGATGAATATGACCCAACTTGTTGAGCACTATGGACGCGCAAGAACGGTGATCCTTCGTTGGATGCGGGAACTTCAACTCACGCAGATAATGGCTGGCGTGAGGAAGAAGGCTATCCCAGCCAACTTCCACAAGATGGCCGTGACTATGACCCGCGCCGAATTGATGCGGCTTTATAACACAAACCATGTTACGGTTCGGGGCTGGCTTGAGGAGTTAGGCGTTACGCCGCTGTCGATGTTAGAGCGGCGTGCTCAGATTGCAAAGCCAGTTCCGATTAAGATCGAGGAGGAATGCACGGTTCCGCGTCGGGAGTTTAAAAGCCACACAAAACTGATTGCGGCTGAAGCTGCGCATTTCCTGCGTCGCACGCATCAAAGCGTCCATCGTGCGGACATACAGATGTACGAGCAGTCGTCCCATACATGGGGTGACGTTAACAATGTGCCTCATCGAGGTGTCAATCAGTATTTTGTCTCAGGAAAAGGCGTGATGTGGTTCGATGACCTCATCGCTTACGCTGAGACAAAAGGGTTTAAAATCAAGGAGTTAATTTAATGGTACGTCCTACTAAAACTGTTGAAACCGAAGTTGTAACCGAGCCTGTCGTAAACGAGAAGGACGCCATCATTGCGTGGCTTCGCTCTGGCAAGATGAATATGTTTGAGCGCAGCACCCGCTGGTTGGCGGATCGGATTGCAGAAGGAGATCACCTGAAATGATCCGTTGCATTATCAACCGGATGATAGACCGCCTATTCAAAGGCTATAAGGGAGAGGATTGGGATCAATGACTGATGATGATAAAAAGCTGGTCGAGATGTTGCGAGATGATCACCAATATATTTTGGTTGAAGGACACAACGTCACAGACTGGGACAGCATTGAAGCACAACGCTTTGAAGCCGCCGACCGCATCGAAGACCTAATCGCAGAGAACGAGCGGCTGCGTGAGGCGCTGAGGCAGATCGCCAACATCATTCCGCCGATCCAAACCACCATCGCCCGCGCAGCCTTGGGGGACACGAAATGAAACACGAACAAGCAGCACAATTGGCCGAGTGGATCGCCGAAACTACACGCGGCTACGCCCGGCGTGACGGAAACATAATTTATATCGAAGGTAAGATTGATGCCTACGAACTTCTTCTATATGCTCAGTCGCTTCTGGCTGGCAGAACCACGGAGCAAATCCATGAGGACAATCGGGTTTCTTACACTGGCCGGGCTGACCTATATCGCAGGGATGATATGCCTATCAACGCTGCGGTCGAAGGTGCGGATTGGTGATTTAGATTTGAAGGACTACGAGAACTATAATGACTATATTTGAGCGAGAGCAGATCATCGAATACATCGAACACCGCGCCAACCGGACGCAATCACATGACGCAAAGGTGGCGTTACTGGTGTTGGCCTCGGACTTGCGCGCCGAGTTCCACCTACCGGGGGGTCTAAGCAATGGACAAGATAAAGTGGAATGATGACGAAGGACAGATTGACTGCATACCAGTATTCATCATCGGTTTTGAAGAAGACTTTGAGCGCGGCATAGTAATAACAACTGCCGCCTACAATCTGATGGACGAAGCCGAGCCGGACTTTGCGCTATACGCAATAGATGCGGCTGTTGATATGCTGATGCAGAAGCGTGACAAAATTGAAAAGAGGGAATTGCACTGATGAAATTTAAGACGCTCTATGAGATTGGGTTCACCGATCTTGTGTCTGTTATCCCGCCCAACGCCGAGTTGTCGGCCATGTCCAAAATCCAAGCCGATCAAGCGGGCAAAGCGCCCGGTCGGCAGAATGCACAGGGCACATGGGGCGGCTATGGCTGGCAGGACTATACGCCGACGCCAAATGATGTCGAACGGTGGGACCGCAGCCACGCTAACATCGGCTTGAAGGCAAGCAAATACCCTGCGGTTGACATTGATGTTGTTAACGAGGGGCTGGCTAGGGTCATCGGGGAGATGGCGGTCAAGGCATTGGGCAAAGCCCCGATGCGGATCGGCCGGTATCCCAAGCGGCTTCTCATGTATCGGACCGACGAGAAGATCGGCCGGATGCAGGTGCGCTTCCGCGATGGCATGGGCGTCGAGCAGCTTGTCGAGTTTCTAGGGGACGGGCAGCAGTACGTCATCGCCGGTATCCACCCTATCACCAAGGAGCCATACAGTCTTGATGTGGACTTGGAGGCACGTGGCCCGGCTGGGTTGAAGAAGGTCACACGGGAAAAGATTGAGCAGTTCTTTGCCGATCTGACTGAGACGTTGGAGATGATGGGCTGCCAGATTATCCACGCCGACAAGACAGCCCAGAAGGCGGTCGAGCGGCAGTCGGTCGATCAGGCGTCGCTCATCGCGCCAAGCGTTGCTCATGTGCAGGCGGCTGTTGCGGCTATCCCGAACAAGACAGAGCATTTCCCGGATCGTGATGACTATATCCGTATGGGCTATGCCATCAAGGCAGCGTGTGGCCCGGACAATGAGGCCGATGCGTTCGAGATATTCGAGGCATGGTCGGCCAGTTGGGAAGACGGGGTTAACACGCTCGACACTATCGAGGCGGACTTTGGCCGTATGCACCCGCCCTATGAGTTGGGCTGGGACTGGCTGGCGGACAAGGCAGCGTCGTTTGGGCACAAGCGGGAAGTCGATGAGTTCGACGTGACCGACTTTTCTGATGATGACTTTGGCGTGGTAGCGTCGGCCGGGGAAACGCCGATTGAGTATAGCGACATTGCTTTGGCGCAGCGCGTTGCTCGTCTACACGTTTCGGATATTCGATACGTTGTTGGCGGCATGGGCTGGGTCGCATGGGATGGCAACAAGTGGGCCAAGGACGTGGCCAATAAGCATCTGTCCATCGTCCGTAAGGTCTGCGCACAAGCGTCGTCCGAAGCCTTGGCTAACATTGACAGCCCACAAAAGGCTGAGCGGATCGCGCAGCGTGTGGCGTCATATAATGTGATCGCAAACGTGGCCAAGCTGGCAGCAGTGGAGCCGACAATGCAGGCAACGACGGAGCAGCTAGACGCCGACATCTATATCCTCAACACCAAGTCGGGGATGGTGGACCTGAAGACGGGGGTTCTAAACGCCCATGACCGTTCTCGCATGTGCACAAAATGCACATCGGTTGAAGCGGACTTCAGCAAACCAGCACCCCAATGGCAGGCGTTTCTCAATGAGGCGTGCAACGGTGACAGTGAGTTAATTACTTACCTTCAAAGGTTGGCTGGCTATTCGGCTACGGGGTCTACCAAAGAGCACATCCTTGCCTTCGCGCATGGTTCGGGGGGCAATGGCAAAGGAACCTTCCTCGGTGCGATAGGCAACATCCTTGGCGATTATGCCACCGTGGCTAGTGCGGACGTTTTCTTGGCGTCGTCGTCGCAGCGGCACCCCACAGAGTTGGCGTCGTTGATGGGTGCTCGGCTCGTTCACGCGCAGGAGATTGATCCA